TTTTTCTGCTTCACCTTGACCAGTACCCATAGCACCAATTAATGGTACATATTCTGACTCATGAATATTTCCAGCAAGTTTAGCAAGAACTGGCATCTCTCTTTGTAAGTTAGCCTGCCATACTAAATGACGAAAAGCATCTTGATTACCACCAACCTTACCGTCATCAGGAAATCTTAATTTTGCTTCTTCTATAGCGTAGTCACCACGAAGCAAGTCTGTATAGCCTATTTCTGGTTGTTGACCACTAGATAATCCTAAAGATTGTAATAATTGATAGATGTTCATTTTTTCTTTTTATAACTTACTTTCTTTTTACCATGTTTTTTACAAGCCATAATTTTATTCTAATATAATTTTTATACTACCCTAGTTTGTAATGAGAATGGGCAACTTTATTATATAAAAAACGGGGGTGGGGGTTAGTCGTCTATTCCTGTAACAACTTTTACTTGTATTGGTTCACCGTCTGGGTCTCCAGCATGTTCGTGTTTTTGTGTTTCTTTCCACTGTGCACGAGACTTTAACCAGAATATCATAGATGTAGTATCGCCTGATTTAGCTTTTTCGTAAAGTGTAGATGCAATAGCAGCATTAGCCTCAATACGACCTTTTTTTAGCTCTTCTGGATAGTATTTGGTAAGAGTGTCTGCGGATATGCCTAACACTGTAGCAATATCTTCGTACCTAGTTCCTACTGACGATAGCTCATAGACTTGTTTTCGGGTGTCGTCATTTGCAAGGTGTGGGGGGCGACCGACTTTTTTCTCATCACTCATTTTTATTCTTTCAAATTTATTTGTAAAAAGTATTTGACATGTTTAAACAAATCATTTATTGTATTATTTATGTCAAATAAGTTTGACATGTTTAAACGCTCTTTAATAATTTATATTTATATTTAATCAATTTAATTTAATTGGAGGAAACAATTATGTTTACTATTCCTGACGGATATTTGGTGGATTCAATTCTTAATACTGTTTATGATGATGAGGATCTGTTTAAACGCTTAAAAGAATTTCATAAGAAATTGCATGTCAACGGCGTTGATCCTGATCTTAATTCTAAAATAGGCTTATTTATCAGAGTCAATCTGAATGATGCCATGAGAGAATTGTTTGATAAAGCAAATTCATTACATGAAAGAGAATATGCTTTTCTAATTCGGTGTTTATTAGATGAATTAAACAATTCTGATCTCATTATTTTAGGCAAAAAAGCAATTCAAGAATTACCACTATAAATCCAACTCATATTATAAATCCCTTTTTTAAATCCGATTTATTATTTATCAAAGGGATTTGTAAAAACATTTTCACACAATAGGAGTATTAAAAATGATAGCAATTGAAACAAAATATTTATCCCCCACAAATTATAGAGGATCAAGAATTAAAGCTTTTACATGTTCAGGCTTTAATATCACAATTCCATATGATTATTCTTTAAGCCATGAAAAAGTTTATTTCAAAGCTGTAAAAGAATTAATCAAAAAATATAATTTAGAATGGGATATTTCAAAAATGAATTTTGGAGGAACAAAAAATGGATATGTTTTTTGTTTCCATGATTCTATCGTAAAATAAGAAAAGGGGCTTTTTAGCTCCTTTTTTTTTGTCTCAAATTTTGGACGCTTTTCGCCCACCCCTGAATTATATCAAATAATGAGAATGAGAGCAAGTATTAATTACTTAAATGAGAATGAAAAAAAATGTTTGACAAATACTTTTTACATGTTTAAACTAATTATTGAAACATTTATTAATTACTTTGGAGAGTAAAATTATGAATAGAGAAACATATTTAAATCAAATCACAGATAAAGCTGTCAATTTATTTAAGCAACATGATTGGAATTTGGATTCTTTCAGAGATAAAGTGAAAGTCTCATGTGGATTTCCAAAAGGTGTAAGAGGATCAAGAAATGGCAAAGTCATTGGTGTTCATTATTCTACATCTGTTAGTGAGAATGGATATCATGAAATCTTTATCAATCCTGAAATATCAGAAAGCATAAATGTTATTGACACATTATTACATGAATTATGCCATGCAATACAGCGTGAAAATTATGGTAATTATGTCAAAGCACATGGAAAAGAGTTTGGTAAAATAGCAAGATCAATTGGTTTGACTGGTAAATTATCATCAACAACAGCTGGAGATAATCTAAAATATATCATTCAACAATGGATAAAAGAGATTGGAGAATATCCACATGCAAAAATGAATTTGGATTATTCAACAATCAAAAAACAATCTACCAGATTATTAAAAGCTATCTGTGCTAACAATGGCGAATATAAATTTAGAATCACAAAAACCATTGTCAATGACTATGGACTACCTAACTGTCCATGCTGTGATGAACCTATGATTTTATCGTAAATCTATCAATAATGAGAATGAGGGGAGGAAACTCCCCTTTTTTTATGTGTTCAGACTGTGTATAAAGCCCGTAGTGAGGTTTTTAGATGTTAGTTGAGGGGTAGATATACCTAAATATTAAAACACGCTTATCAACGCTTATAAATTAATTATCTTATCTTAATATTATCTCATCTTATCTTAATATTATCTTATATTATATTTATCTTATCTTATCTTATATTGTAACTGTTTTGTAATAGTCATTATTTATTTGTTTAAAACAGGTAAAAATTGTTTGACAAATAATAATTGATTGTGTAAATTGAGAATTGTGACAAGTAATTTTTACTAAATATTAAAGGAGAGTAAAATGCAATTTAATACAGATTTATTAGATCAGTATGCAGAGAATGAGGATTATGTTGATTGGGAGATTGTTCCTCAAAGTGATGAATCGCCATACTTTGGTGATTTGATAATTAGATTTATTAAATAAGGAGAGTGATGATGAATAAAAACAAAGCAAAAGAGTTTAGTTTATTTAGAGAAGATATTGCCTTTGATAATTGTTGGGAGGAGATTTGTCAGGTATTTGGATATGATCCAATTAATACTAGCCAGATAAATATAACTTATACAAGGAGTAATAACAATGACAGATAACAATACACAAGCACGATTTGATGAGGGATATGAATTTGGTTTAAGACTATATGATATTCTAGTCAATTCAGGCAAACAGCCTAACAGTGATATGATCGCAGGCATGCTCACAGCAATTTATGCAGGGCTGTATCATATTGCACCTACACATGATGCCATAGACAAGCTAACAGAATTTGCTATGGACTATGCCAAAGAACAAAACATTAAGGAGAGTGAGAATGAGGAACAAAAAAGTAACTTATCATAACAATCATTTAATGTATATAAATCAAGATCATATGTTTAAACGCACATTGTGGCAAAGGTGTAAACACAGTTTGACAATGATAATATTAAAGAGTATTCTTTTAGTGATGTTTATTATCATGGCATACTGTATTTATACAGTTAAATATTTATAGGAGAGTAAAATGTCAGCACAAACACAAATACTCAAGGCATTTGCACGAGTAGAAAATAAATTAGATAAACAATATCGTAAACTATTAAAAAATCATGATTGGTATAGTGAATACTCTGATGACCATTCTGTATGGGAAAAGTCAGCAGTAGAATACACACAAATTATGTGTATGGCTCAACAGATAGATATGGATTATAAAATCTTTAATGAGTATGCACCTGATGAATATAAAAAGGAGAGTAAAAATGGATAAACAAATATATATAGGTTATGAAGAAGAATCAGCATTAATTAAATATGCTTTTAAACTGTATCCTGAAAAAATACATTTATATTGGAACAGTAATATACATATAAAAGATTTTTTTAAGAAGTTAAATTTATGGTTAGATGTAAATTTTATTTACAATAAAAAGCAACATGAATTTATGATTAAAGAACTTATACATGCTAAAAAATCAAAAAACTTAAACGACATAAGGAGAATGTATGAAGACGATTGACTTACAAAAACTATTAAATACTTTTAACGGCAACAAATCCAGTATCGCAAAGACATTTGGAGTAACACGACAAGCCGTAAACTATTGGTATCAGGTTGGTTATATGCCAAAGCTACGAGTGTATGAAACGCAAGATATTATTGCAGACATACTGAAGAAAGCAGAGGTGAATGAGAATGAGGATTAAAAACTGGGAGAAATTTCAGCACTACAAACCCAAGAACGCAACAGGGCATAGGAAGATGGCATGGATAAAAGTCTATCCTGATCTGTTGCAAGACCAAGACTTTCTAATGATGAATGATAATCAAAAAGCATTGTTGTTAGAATTATGGTGTTTAGCTAGTGAACGAAGCGGTTACTTGAAAGACATAAATTCCATAGCCTTTAGAACAAGGCGTGATCCAATGCAGATTAAAAAAGTAATTGAGAGTTTAAACGACTGGATTGACTTTGATGCTGTGGATAATGAAGATAAAGTAACTAGAATAGAACCACAAAAGAAAGTGAAATGGTAATGAATAAAACAGCTGGCGAAATTATGAATAGGCTTACTGTTTCAAAGAGAGAGATCAATGAACATACCAAAGAGTTAGAAGAAAAAGAATCTTTTAAGATCATCACTACGACTGATTTAAGAGAGCAGTTACATGAGTATTATGATACTGATGGAGCAAACAAAGGTATGTCTTTAGGTTGGTTAAAAACTGATGACTTTAAAATCAGAAGTCACGAGGTAACAATTGTGACTGGGACTAACGGCAGTGGTAAAACCATGTGGCTATCACAAGTGTGTTTAAACTTACTTTCTAATGGCACTAAATGCCTGATCGCAAGTTTAGAAATGCACCCTATACTCACATGTACACGCATGATAACCCAAAAGTTAGTGTCTCCTGAACCTACACCAAAGTATATTGATGAATTTCTTAATGAGATGGAAGACAAGTTATATATCTATAATCAAGATGGGGTAACCACGACTGATGACATGTATGCGATGATTGAGTATGCAAGTTTATTAGGCTGTGAAATTATTGTCATAGATAGTTTGATGAAGATGTCAGATATTGCAGAGGATAACTATGATAAACAAAAAAGGTTTATAGATGGGATCACTGTTCTGGCAAGAGAATATCCAATACATATATTTGTAGTTGCTCATACAAGAAAGCTAACAGACTTTTATGCACAGCCTACAAAGAATGATATTCATGGCAGTAATCATATAGCTAACTTGACTGATAATATTATTGCAGTGTGGAGAAACAAGCACAAAGAAAAAGCAATTGAGGATGATAAGTTATCAGAAGATCAGATACGAAACATTCCAGATGCAAAAGTATTTGTGCAAAAACAGAGAAACTATATAGGTGAGAATGGAGAGCCTACATATAGTTTTTGGTATGATAAAAAAGGACTACGATTCAAGGAGAGACCATGACAATTAATGAAATGATTAAGCAG